AGTCAAAAGTATTTGTTAAGGTTACTAAGACTAAAACACTAGCAGCATACGGACAAATTGTAGATGTACTATTTGGTAACAATAAGTTCCCTCTTACTATCAATCCATCTGTTTTACCTGATGGGGTAGCTGAGGCTGTTCACATTAATATTGACCCAAATGCTGAACAAGCTACAGGAGTACTACGTGACTCCTTTACAAAAGAAACTACAAAGCCTTACCTTATAGGGCCAGACACTGATCTAAAGCCAGGTGAAACGATGACTGAGCTTAGGCGTAGGCTAGGTCCAGTAGAAGATAAAGTTGCACCTGTTTCTGAAAAAATAATTGAAGGTGACGGTACAACACCTGCTACAGCTACATTCCATCCTGCAATGATTGCATCTAAAAAGATGGAAAAGAAAATACACGATCAGTTACAGGAAAGTGGCGCATCTAAGCACTTGAGAAGCATGGCTTTTGAGATGGCTTTGCTAGGCACAGGTGTAATGAAAGGCCCATTCGCTGTAGATAAAGAGTATCCTAATTGGAATGATGATGGTGAGTATGACCCTCTTATTAAGACTGTACCATCCACTAATCATGTAAGTGTGTGGAACTTCTACCCTGACCCTGTTGCTTCCTCTATGGATGATGCAGAGTACGTAATTGAAAGACACAAGATGTCTCGCAACCAGTTACGAGCATTGAAAGGTAGACCTTACTTCATTGATGAATCTATTGAGAATGCGATAGACTCAGGTGCAGACTATGTGCGTAAGCATTGGGAAATGAAGATGGAGGATGACGATACTGCTCCTACAGATACAGAGCGTTGGCAGGTTCTAGAGTTCTGGGGATACGTAGATACAGACATCCTAGAAGAGAACGGCATTAAGATTCCTACTGAAATGAAAGAGTTAGATGAATTAAGTGCTAACATATGGATAGTCAACGGAAAAGTAATTCGTTGTGTTCTTAATCCATTCAAACCTGCACGTATTCCTTACTATGCAGTACCCTTTGAGCATAACCCTTATAGCTTCTTTGGCGTAGGCATAGCGGAAAACATGGACGATACACAGACCCTAATGAACGGTTTCATGCGAATGGCTGTTGACAATGCTGTATTATCTGGTAATCTTCTGATTGAGATAGACGAAACTAACTTGGTTCCCGGTCAAGACATGAGCGTGTATCCTGGGAAAGTTTTTCGTAGACAGGGCGGTGCACCTGGACAAGCTATCTTCGGCACTAAGTTTCCAAACGTTGCAGGTGAGAACATGCAGCTATTTGATAAGGCAAGGGTATTAGCAGATGAATCAACTGGTTTCCCATCTTTCGCTCATGGTCAAACAGGCGTTACAGGTGTGGGTCGTACTGCTTCTGGTATTAGTATGCTTATGTCTGCTGCCAACGGTAGTATTAGGACTGTTGTAAAGAACGTAGATGATTATCTTATTGCTCCTATAGGTAGGGCATTCTTTGCATTTAACATGCAGTTTGACTTTGATGAAGGTATACGTGGTGACTTAGAAGTAAAAGCTAACGGTACTGAAAGCCTCATGGCTAACGAAGTACGCAGCCAACGCTTAATGCAATTCTTACAGGTAGCCTCAAACCCAATGTTAGCACCCTTTGCTAAGATGGATTACATTGTACGAGAGATTGCTAAGAGCCTAGATCTAGACCCTGACAAAGTTACAAACTCTATGGCAGACGCAGCAATACAAGCTGAGATAATGAAAGCTTTCCAACAACCTATGCCAACGCCTGAACAACAACAAGCTCCTCCTGAAGAAGGCGCACCACCGCCACAACAAGCACCTGCAGGGGCTGATGTACAAGATCAAACAGGCGCAGGAGGTGGCAACATAGGAACAGGCGTAGCTCCTGCCCCAGGTGAACAAGGGTTTAGTAGTAATGTCGCTTAAGGCTTTTGTAAATAATAAAGCAGAGTGGGATTCATTCTGTGAAGAACTAGACATTTTAATTCTTGAACAACAAAGAAGGCTAGAGCAGTCAGAGGTAGCAATAGACTTACATCGTTGTCAAGGTTCCATTTCTACACTTAGAAGACTAAAATATTTGAGGGATAAAGTTAATGGCTCTAAATGAAGATGATCAAATGCAAGCAGTGTTTATATCTACACGACAACCTGTAGAAGTAGATCCAGTGTCAGGTAATGAAGTACCCCCAGGCTCTTTACCTGAAGAAGTACGAGATGATATTCCTGCACAACTAAGTGAAGGTGAGTATGTAGTACCTGCTGATGTTCTTCGTTTTTATGGCATGAAGTTCTTTGAAGACCTGAGAGAAACAGCTAAGATTGAATTAGCTCGTATGGATGCAGAAGGACGTATTGGCGGTGAGCCAGTAGAGCCAATGCAGCAAGATGACTTAACTCCTGAAGAAATGGCTGAGATTGAAAAGATGACTATGGCTGTCGGTGGCTTTGCTACACAACAATCAACACAGTCTACACAACCTGATCCGTACCAACAACAACAGATGATGTACCGACAAGGTGCGCCTGTTGCTATGGGTAACGCAGGTTATGATGGAGGTGGTCAAGTAAGAGGTTATAACAGTTCAAGTTTAGTAACTCCTCCCCCACCTCCAGTTGCCCCACCTCCTCCAGTAACACCTGTACCTGCTAATACTCAGGCGCAGTTAGACTTCTCACAGTTTGGTGCAGGGTTTAGTTTCTCACCACAGGCACAAGATAATTTAGAACAAATAAGTCAAGCTGCAGCCCCAACACCTGAGTTTACTCCTGTGACTATGTATGGTCCTAATAACGGTAAGCCTGTAGTTGAAGCTAAAACATTAGAGCAGTACAATAAATTATTAGCTGAAGGGTATACTCTAACACCTCCTGTTATTGATAATAATAATGATGATCCTGATCCACCAGAAGAAGAAAAAGATCCTACAGCTTGGGCTGACGGTTTAGACTTTACAGATGGTGAGGCAGTACAGGCTTCTGTAAATGATATGTTAGGAGTTACAGAGGGTGATAAAACCATTGCAGGTGTAAGCATGATAGGTGCTGCATTTACAGGTATAAATAGAGCAACAGGTGTTGCACGTTCTCGTGCACTAGCAGATATGATAAAAGATATTAATCCTGAACTATCTGAAAAATTACACAATCAAATAAATGCTACCGTTGTAGACAGTACATTCCTAAAGTTAATCCCAGAAGAAGTAATTGACGGTGACCAAATACTAAGTCAGTTACAAGATAAGTATGGATCTACTCAACAGTCAATTTTGACATCTATGGCTACGCTGTTTCATGGAGCAAAACCTAAACCTAAGCCTACTGATACAGGTGGAACATCTACCCCACCTACAGCTACATCAAGTCAGGCTGCGGAAAATCAATCTACTGCTCAATCTGTATTAGATGATTTAGCTGATCCAACCTCGCAATCAGCAATAAATACTGCAAATATTGTTGCAGCTTCAGATACAGGTGGACCTTCTGGTGCTGCAAATCAAGCAGAAACTATAGACAATCTTAATCAAATAACTCAAAATTTAGAAACAGCTACACAAAACCCTTCTGGTCAAATAAGCTTAAAAGAAGGTGGACTAGCAAGTAAAACTAAAAAGAAGAAAAGTAAAAAGTAATTCCATATAACTATAAGGCTACCCAGTTTAATTACTGGCCCCACATAAGGAGAAAACAAAATGGCTGAAGTAGAACAAGTAAAGGTGCATTCCGCATCTGTCACACGTAACCAAGCAAGAATCGACAAGGATGAAGCAGAGCTACGTGAGATACTAAAAGAAGCAGGGTATACACAGGAAGATGAAACCCAAGAAGAAACTGCTGAAGCTAAACCCGATAGCAAAGAGCCTGAAGCTAAACCAGTTCAGGCAGAAGGTGATCCCAAACAAAAAGAAGAACCTAAAGCAGAAGCACAAGAAGCAGATGACGATGCAGACCTAAGTGCTGAAGAGAAGACTTTCAAGCAACGCTATGGTGACATCAGGCGGCACATGAAAGATAAAGAACAAGAGTGGAAACTCAGGTTCGAGAAGCTAGAGTCACAGCTAGAGTCTGCCACTAAGAATGAGCTTGTACTACCTAAGTCAGAGAAAGAGATAGAAGCTTGGACTAAGAAGTACCCTGATGTAGCAGGTATAGTAGAAGCTATAGCTGACAAGAAAGCACAGGAGCGTTCCTCCGACATAGACATGCGTCTAAAAGAAGTTGAAGAGCTAAGAGTTACAGCTAAACGTGAGAAAGCAGAAGCTGAACTATCTGTAATGCATCCTGACTTCAATACTATTCGTGCTGATGATACATTCCATGAGTGGGCTAAGGAACAGCCTAAGTGGGTACAAGATGCTTTGTATGAGAATGTAGATGATGCTAAGTCTGTATCTCGTGTAATAGATTTGTATAAAGCAGACAAAGGTATAACAACTAAGAAGAAGCCTACTGAAGATAAAGGTGCAGCTTCTTCTGTAACAACAAAACGTAGTACGTTACCTAGCGATAATGAAGAGTCTAAGTATATTAGAGAATCTCAGGTAGCTAATATGTCAATCAAAGAATACGAAAAGCGTCAGGAAGAAATAATGGACGCTCAACGTTCAGGAAATTTTATTTATGATATGTCGAGAAAGTAGTTGACAAAATAGATTTCATAAGTAAAACTATGGCATATACACCATAACTGTGTGTATGCTTTAAAAAGCACTAGCCACAAAAAGACTTACCTCAAAGTATAGGCCCAGAACAGACTGGTAGGCCAATTAGTCTGTTAACTGACCACCCTAACACCAAGAGCCTCTTTATAGTGGGTATGTAGTGTAAATTTTCACGCCATATCTATAAGGAGATTTAACTATGGCTATAGCAGTTGCCTCTGGCAAAAGCGGATTTGACGGCAATTTCAGCCCGATTATCTATTCCAAACAAGCACAGATCGCTCTAAGAAAAGCATCTGTTGCAAACGCAATAACTAACAACTCCTATTTCGGAGACATTGCAAACCAAGGTGATGTAGTTCGTATCCAGAAAGAGCCTGATGTAACAGTCAACGCTCTGGAGCGTAAAACTGCAATCAGCGTAGAAGACTTAGATGACTCTGAGTTTTCACTAACCATTGACAAAGCTAACTACTTTGCTTTTAAGATGGATGACATTGAAGATCAATTCTCATCAGTTGATTTCGTTAGCCTAGCTGCAGACAGAGCAGCATACAAAATGGCTGACGCAATGGATGCAGACTTGCTTCAGTATATGTCAGGTCACGCTGCAAACGGTGCTATTACTACCACAGTTTCAGGTACAGCACAGCACCCAACATCAAATGAGATTAACGGTGAATTTTTAAAGGCTAACCGTTTAGATGCGTCTGACATTGGACACATCACAACATCAGCTTCTTCAAGTACAACTGGTGACTCCATTCCTCTAGCTGCACGTCTTCCAGGTGCAACAGCGTTGTCAACATCTGTGACATCTCCGTTGTCTGTGATTGCACGTATGGCTCGTCAGATGGATACAGCAAGTGTAGACTCACGAGGTAGATGGCTTGTAGTTGACCCGGTGTTCATGGAAATCTTAAAAGACGAAGATTCACGTCTATTAAATTCTGACTACGGTGGAGCAGGTCTACAAAACGGACTAGCTGTAAACAACTTACACGGCTTCAGACTTTATGTATCTACAAACTTACCTGCTAAAGGTACAGGTGCAGGTACATCAGGTGCGACTGCCCAAGACGATCATTATGGTGTCATCTTAGCAGGTCAGGAAGATGCGGTTGCTTCTGCAGAGCAGATCAACAAAGTTGAAAACTACCGTGATCCAGACTCATTTGCAGACATTGTACGTGGTATGCATCTATATGGAAGGAAAATTCTCCGTCCACAAGCATTGGTATCAGCCGTTTACAACGCTGCTTAATACTAAATATACTGTTGGGCGAGCTATGTCAAGCTTGCCCTTCAGCTTATATAACAGTAGGATAACTCTATGGCTACTTATGTCACACTAGTAAATGAATTGCTAAGACGTATGAACGAGGTCACACTTGATACTGCAGGTGATGGCTTTGATTCTGTAAGAAACGTGCAAGCTTTAGCTAAAGACGCAGTAAATAGTAGCATTAGACTTATTCTACAGGATGGTCAGGAGTGGCCTTTCCTCAAAACAACTTTTACACAGACTCTTACTGTAGGTACAAGACAGTATGATTTCCCTGCAGATTACTCTAGCACAGACTGGGATACATTCTATCTTAAGAAACTAAGCTCAGAAAACAATAGTCCTATGCCTCTAAGTGTAATCTCGTATGAGCAGTACATACAGAATGTACGTTCATCAGATGATACAGGAGATCAGGTTAATGGGGATGGACCTCCTGCTATTGCATATCAAACATTAGGTACAGCTTTCGGTGTTAGCCCTATACCTGATGCAGCATACGAAATAGAGTATGTGTATTGGAAATTCCCTACAGACTTAACTGCGTTTAACGATGTAGCAATTATACCAGATAGATTTAAACATGTAGTTATAGATGGTGCTATGATGTTTATGATGCGTTTCCGTAGCAATGAACAGAGTGCCGCTATGCATCAGAATAACTTTGAAGATGGCATTAAGACAATGCGTAGAGTTTTAATTGATGATACTTTATTTGTACGCTCTACCGTTGTGGGTGACGCAAGGACAAGTTCATTTACTAGTGGTGTATAATGGCTGATAACCTAGCTTCCTTCAAAGTCTTCTGTCAGGGAGGGCTTAACACTAGTAGGGACGTGCTTTCTCAGGGTGAGACACAGCCTGGATCAGCTATATCATTACTTAACTACGAACCTGCTGTTACTGGTGGCTATAGAAAGATAAGTGGCTTCGCTAACAATTACGGCACAGTTACAGGCACAGGAAGTGTACTAGGTGTAGCTGTAGCTGACGGTATAAACGATGGCATACTAGCTTGTAGAAAACCATCATCAGGTAATAACTACTTACACAAATGGAATAACTCTAGTTCAGCTTGGGATGCTGTAACAACTGCAGGTTCACCTACAATGACAGGTGTTACAAAAGTTAGATTCTCAAGGTTTAACTTTGCTACTCCAAAGGTTGTACTGACAGATGGCATCAACCCTGCAGCTACCTACGATGGCACAACCTATACTCAGATCACACATAGTAGTGCTCCAACTGACCCAAAGTACTCTGCAATATTTCAAAACCATTTATTTTTAGCAGGTGATCCTGCACATCCGACTAAACTCTTTTTTAGTGCCCCACTAGCAGAAACAGATTTTGCAGCAAGTAATGGGGCAGGTGTAATAAATGTAGGATTTCCTATAGTTGCAATTAAGTCTTTTAGAAACGAACTGTTTATATTTGGCTCAACTAATATTAAAAAACTAGGTGGTACTGCCCTAGCTAACTTTGTACTACAAACTGTTACTGATGACTTAGGATGCCTAGCTACAGACAGTGTTATAGAAATTGGTGGTGACTTACTATTCTTATCTCAGGATGGTCTACGCCCTATCTCAGGTACAGCAAAGATTGGTGACGTTAATCTAGAGACAGTATCAAAAGACATTCAGTCTATCTTTACAGATATTGTATTTGATATTGACCTTGAACGGACTTAATGCTGTAGTACTTAGACAAAAAACACAGTTCAGGTATTTCTTTGCAGCAGCAGACTCCCAAGGTATTATAGGTGGCTTTAGACAAACTCCTAATGGATTACAGTTTGAGTATAGTCAAATGGTAGGTATTACAGCTACGTGTGCAGCTAGTGGATACATAGGTCAAAACGAAATTATTATACACGGTAACTCTGCAGGTAAAGTACAGCAACAAGAAGTCGGTAATAACTTTGATGGAAATCCTATACTAAGTGTATTTCAGACACCCTTCTATCATATGCAAGACCCAGAGCAACGAAAAGTATTTTACACTGTAGCTACATATCTACGCTCTGAAGGTGATAACTCTATCGTCATGTCGGCTGTTTATGACTATGCAGATGTAGATACACTAAACCCAACTAACTTTAATTTATCTACTGCAGGTGCTGCAGCTTTCTTTAACGAAGCAACATATAATAGTACTGCAATATTTGATGGTAATCCATCTCCAGTACAAAGAACTAATATATCAGGATCAGGTAAGTCAGCATCTTTAAAATACGTAACTAATGACACAAGTGCATCACACAGTATCCAAGGTCTAGTGATTACATTTGGAGTAGGAGACAGGTTGTAACATGGCAGGTTATTCAAGACAATCAGCAGCAGATATTATCGCTAATGCGGTTATTAAAGCTGCACCAGTAAACGCAGAGTACAATGCTCTAAGAGATACTTTTGCTTTAGCTACTGGACACAAGCACGATGGTAGTTCTACTGAAGGTGGCTACGTACCTCTGATAGCTGACAGTGATGCCTTAAACAAAGTTGTAATAGATACTACTAACAATAGAGTAGGTTTCTTTAGTGAAGTAGGTGGGGCTGCAGTAGAGCAAGTACGTATACAAGATGGTGCTATTGTTCCTGTAACTGACGATGACATTGACATTGGTTCATCTTCATTAAAGTTTAAAGACCTCTATGTTGATGGTGTAGGCTACATAGATTCTGTTACAGTAACAGGTGCAGCTACATTCTCTAACATAGACATTAACGGTGGTGCAATAGACGGTGCAACGATAGGTGCAGCCGCTGCAGGTGTAGCTACGTTCACTAACCTTACTGCCACAGGAACTACTACAGTAACTACAGCAGATGTAAACGGTGGAAACATTGATGGCACTATAATTGGTGCTTCTACAGCAGCAGCAGGTACATTCACTGCACTAACCGCTACAGGCACAACAACTGTAACAACTGCAGATATAAATGGCGGTAACATAGATGGTACAATTATTGGTGCTTCTAGTGCTGCAGCAGGTAGCTTTACAACTGTATCGACATCTGGACAAGCTACATTGGCAAGCGTTGATGTTAACGGTGGTAATATTGACGGGACTATTATCGGTGCGTCAAGTGCTGCTGCTATAACAGGTACAACTATTACAGCAAGCTCAGGCTTTGTGGGTAACTTGCAAGGTAACATCACAGGAGATATAACTGGTGATATTACAGGTGACATTAGCGGTGATGTTAGTGGTAACGTAACTGCAAGTTCTGGTACATC